TCTGCACCGTTTGTAGCACTCGTCCAGACGTTAGCACCAGCAATCGAAGAGCAAAGAATAAAATATGATTGGGATACAGTATTGACCCAGATTGTACCAAGTTCAGCGGTATCAGATGCCATTGGATCACGTGGTTGAACTATTGGTTCCTGTTGTAAACCTGCCTGTGGATTGGGATATCCATAAAGGGTATTACGTCGATTAACTTGTGTAGACATTCTATCTCCTTAGATATGTAAAAATATTTCACCTCTATTAAATAATATATGCTACTAATAATCAATGTAGTTGACAAAGCTTCACTAGAATGCTAACATATAAGTGAGCATGAATTAAATAGGAATAGCGATGGAAGATAAAAAACGTAAACAGATGGCATTCGATGTGAGTCCTGAAATACATCAGCAAGTTAAAGTACTTGCAGCAATAAGAAACATATCGATGAACTTATGGATGGCGCGAGCGATTCAAGACAGAATAGCTAAAGAGACTAAAAATTATGAAATAGTTAAGGAATGACATGAAATCAAAATCTTATAATTTGCATGATCATATAAAAAAAATGAAACCAGAAGATTTTAATTTCTATCTTCTTCTTCTGGTTATATTATTTATTGCTTCGTTACCTATACAACACTAAATTCTTGAGCTAATTGATCTAGTTGAGGCTTAATTCGTTCTTCAACAAGTAACTGTAAATTATGTGGTCTTCTGTTACCATTATCTCTAATCACTTCTTTTACTGCTTCAGCTCTGATACGTGATGCTCTATTAAACATTTTCATGTTGTTGATAATGGCTAATTTTCCCTCATCTGTTTGTCCAAGCGTAGGTATAGTAGCCATAAAAGCTTTTAAATCGTTATCAGTAATGCGAGACCCAAACACTGCTTTTGCATCTTTAATAAAATCATTAGAAAGCTTTTCAAACTCTTCTAAGTTAGGAGAAGTCTTCCTTTGAGCGAATCTCAACATCGTACCTATAGGGGATATCAATCCTCCTATGACACCACCTATAGCAGCCCCTAAAGGACCACCTGCATAAGCACCAGCGGCAGCACCAGCAGAAGCACCATACGCAGCAGGGACTTTTTCTTCTAAATCTTTAAATAAATTATAAAAACCTGATACAGGCAAACCACCTTTTTTAATAAGATTCTCCATCTTACTAAGTCGTAAATCAGAAAAGTCTGCTGCCTTTTCTAAATCTAATGCGCTTTCAAAATATTTCTTTGTCTCTTTATCAGCATTAAGTTGTTCAACTCGTGCTTCTTTTTCTGCAGCAGCTTTTTCTTTTTTTCGTTCAGGAGAAGCAAATACATCTTCAAGTATCTTTGCTCTTTCAGGAGTCAATTGAACTTGTTTTTGTTTTTTTGGTTTTGGTCCAACTTTCTCTATCAGTTGTTGATTTTGTCCTGTTTGTTGCGATAAAGCTTCTAATCCATTTTTCTGACCAAGTTCGCCCGCTTGCTGTTGAGCGCTTGGTTCTTCATTGAGCTGCAACAGAGATCCAATGTTCCCTAATGCATTTTTACGTTCATCAGGAGAAAGATTACTTAGAAAATTAGCTGAATCTTTACCTATTATTGGTTCCCACGTCTGAGCAAATTGAGAGCGTTCCTGTTGCTGATCATATTTCTTTGTTAATTGGGCTAATTTGAATTCGGCTAACTGATTTAAACCCGTACCTAAAGATGAAGCAAGACTACTTGCTATACCTGGATCGTTTATTATTTGCATAGCATATCCTTATTGTTGTGGTGTTAAACCTTTTAATGCTCTAGATTTCTGAATGACATCCCATATGCCACCTATATTATTCAAACCAGCTCCCGCTATATTTTCTAATGCACCAGCTTGTCGAGGTCTATAGGCATTCTCAAATTGAGGTTGCAGTCCTAATTGAAGCATTTGCAGTATCTGTTGTACATTTTGCTGACCATATTGTGCTTTTTGTGCAGCTAAATCAGACTCTAATCCTGCACCCGCTTGGCCTAATTGAGAGATAAATGCTGGTGAACTAAGAGAATTGTTACCCATACTCGTAAAACGTTCTGCAAGAGAAGGAACAGTCTGCTCCGAGAATTGATTTCGAGCTTGTTGCTCTATTGGCTCAAAACCAGCATGAGGATCTCGTAATCCAAATACACCTAGCTGTTGAAGCAATTGCATTATACCTTGTTGTTGAGGAGTAAAGTTTTGCGTTTGCTCAACATGCCCCGGTGTTCCAAATGCAAACTCTTTTGCTCCTTGTCCTGCATTACCTAAACCTTCTTTGACGTTTTCCCACCAATTTCTCAATCGAGGAAACTGAGGATTCGGATTTTTTCCCGTTCGTAGTTGTTGCGGTTGCATAGTGGACAAAGCATTCATGCCTACATTTGAATTACCTGCTAACTGTTGTTGCGTAATATCTTTCCAATCATATGCCATAGTATCTCCTTTAAAATTTACAATATTCAAGCGTTACCTGTGAATCAGTAAAGGTAACCCCGGAGTTATTATTTATAAGTACCTGGGTTGCAGTGACACTCACTTCAATATTATTTCCTGCAGCACCAGCAAAGGGTAATGGATACCCTACAATACTTACCGTATCAGTTGCGGCGCCGTAAATAAACATCCAATGAAAAGAATCGGTAACGTTAATACCGTGATTAATCGTTGTCATACCAGCAGCTAAAGGTCCTGTATTTACTGCCATTAAAAATCCAGGTCGTAATTGAAGAGGATCGTTTGAATCAGGATTGAAAAATAACTTTCCACTTACAAATTCTTCGTTAAGATAATAACCGGTTGATTTTGTATTTAAAACAATAGCAATATTATTAACGTTCTGATAAAGTCGGACCAAAAGTTCTTTAAATTCGGGACTGTTAACTTCTACTTCATATAGACGCGCTACATCCCATACATTTGTCGTTGGGACATATGAACCAGTATCTATTTGCTGATCAGGTATATATGCCATTATAGTTTCTCAATATGAATAATATCTTTGAGTATTTTCTTAATCTCATAATCAACATACGGCATGAGCAGATCAACATCCTTTTCACTCTCAGGAAATAATTCCAGCAAATCGGGGAGATTATTATTGAACTTGATCAAAACATTAACCGAATACATCATTTCTATCGTTGTCTTATCCATATATACCTCTCTATTGAAATCTATAACTTGTAGGGGTAGCATAAATACACATAGCATGCAACGCAAATCCAGATTTCATTATGTCTATGTTTCTCATCTGAGCATCATTCATAATCAATTGCAATTGCACTACTTCACCATCAGCTTGGAAATATACCGGATGCCATAATCGCGTTGTATTTTGCTCAAATGGTATATCAGGGTATGCAAATGTATCTAAGGTTCCAGTACCAAGTAACACTCCGTTCCCTTGGCTATCTTCCAGTAATGGTGTAAGTGAAGTGGAAACATAGAAATCAACTTGTATCTGACCAGCATTTGTTTTGTCAACCATGAAGTCAACTTTTGATACATAATTATTTCTACCTTGTTGAGCATAGAAATTATATTCTTTGGTTGTAATAGATATCTGACTAACTCGAGATATTAAACCACCACCACTATATGTTCCCGTAAATAGTGCATTGTCTATATAGAATGTATTCGCATCCACTACATTGATTACTTGAAATATAGTGTTGTTCAAACTGTTCGATGAATCTGACCACGTAGCATCTTGTATATAAATATAATCTTCAACGGTAAAGTTGTGTTGTATTACCGTTAGTATTGTTACACCAGTACCTGCAGTAATATTGGTAATCTGTATAACGGGAGCATTGGTAGGTACATCAGCATCACAAAGAAACACATATCCTTGTTGATTACCAGCAAGAACTTGTCTAAATAATGCTTGAACTGCTCCGCTATCCCAAGTCGCAGTGTCATCCCATGTTACTGTCGTGGAACTCCATGTTACGCCAACAGTAGGTTGAAAGTATCCAAATGCAGTAATGGAGTCATCATTGAATGCCCACGTTCCCGTTTGATAATTAAAAATTAAAACTTTGTTACAATAGGGAAAATCAGTAGTAGCCTCAGTATTAGGAAAAGTCCAATAAACCATTTCAACATAATAATCTCTGATTCCATAGACCCTCTCTACTCCTTGGCCATTATTATGGATAGAAAACACGGTATCAGGTATTTTTTCATCAATACGTTCAACATTTGACCCATTACATGCATGGATGCCAACGTTACCTACGCCAAGCGCAATCTTATCAAATGGTACAATTGAGAATGTCGATTCTGCGCCGAGCTCAGTATTAATTTGTTGCCATATAAATGGTTTTGCTTGGTTATTAGTATACACCAATTCCCATGTTGATCGTTCAAAAAATACTATAAGACGATCTTTAATAAATTCTACCGTAACAATTGCTTCTGTAGTAGAAGCATCAACTGCGCTACCGCGACCAGGAATATTCTGAAACCATGCCGATATATCTAAAGGAGAGCCAATCTGAGAATATCTACATCTATTAGTGTATGAAATACCTGCTTCGACAGTATTAAATAGTAGTAATCTATTCTTGAAAGGAACTATAATAAGCGCTGTATTAATAATATTTCCATTAGAAAAAAGAATAGGCGATAGTGGTTTAGCTCCAGTAAATGTATAATTGCCGGTAGTTATATCAAAAGTTCCCGTACCTAATGCGGGTGAAGATGTTAAACTACTAACAGTAAAAGCACCGATAGAAAGAGTTACTACGAATAAAGTATTACCAATTACAAAACTTTGACCGATTGCTCCCGATCCTCCAGGCACTGTACCGCTAGCATTACCACCCCCATCAGTATTTCCTAAAGAACTTCCAGCGCTAAAATAATAATTAAAGAAGTGCCATAATGTTCCATCATAATAACGAATTCCATCAGGAATATTAAAGTTAGTTACAAAAAATATCTTTGCCGAAGCATCTGCACCGAGCCATGTTTCTCCCCAAAAAAACTGAGAATTATCTCCAGTCCACACCGCAGCACCAGCCGTAGCTTCGGCACCAATTCTATTCCATCCACCAGCATTATACGTATATGCGTAACGGGTATCAAAAGCGATTACATATTCCTGGCTAATGGTAACTTGTTCATAGGTTGGTAATCCCATCACCGGAAAATTTGGATAGAAGAAAACGGGTGTAGTATCAGGCAATGCAACGCCGGTAATATTAAAATCTGAATTAGTTAAGTTGTATGTCGCAGGAGAAAGAGAATTATCAGTCCGTAACATTTGCTGAGGGCCTGAAGCGGGATTATATACCGTAAACGTAACAGTACCAACACTAAACGATTGTCCTATTGCTGTAGGCATTCCAGAATCTGCAAGAATCGTTCTTACATTGCCCGAAAATGTTCCTCCAGTAATTGCACCAATGTTAATCCTTAAACGAGAGGAGAACTGGCTTCCGCCGGTCCAGCGTGAACCGAAACGTTTTCGTACACGCCCTCTAAAGACATATGC